GTTATTGGCGCTGTTGTGACGAATTTGTACTCCACTTTTTCCGCTTTCCTCCTTCCAACTCGCCTCGGCATTTACCTCACTACCACGCCCCTCAGGCACATCTTCTTGCCCCGCATTGAAGAGATGACTGTGAAGTTGCCTGAAACATGGAATGTTGTTGCCCGTGTTGCAGCCAAAATGGTGCTTGCCTGGCGCCTTTGGGGTGATCCCATCGGCCTAGCAGCTTACATCCTTGACATAGCTGCTGAGTTCCATATCCCACAGGTCTTTTTAGACAAAATCGGCCAAGTAGCGGCCCAACTTACAAAGCTACCGACCTCCCCCGTCGTGTTTAATCCTGTGGTCCCCCTTGCAACCCACCATTCTGACCCCACTGTCCCCCAACCAAAAGTCGTTGTTGTCCCTACTTCGACTGCTCCCATGCAGAACCCGCCCTCACTTTCGGCGGTTATTGATGCCAAGGGCGCTGTATCCCTCACGCCTAGCCAAATTGCCCTCTTCGTTGGTGCTTTTGCTTTTATCCTTGCCGGTGTTCTTGGTGTTGGTTCCGCTGTCATGTCTGGTTACACTGTTCCTGCCACCGTACATGAGGTCGCCCTTCAAATCAACGACTTTTCCACTTTTAAGGAAAAGGGCCTTCCACTTATACGTGCCCTTGTTTCTTCTCTCATCACCTGGATTACGGGTCGTTCCGACATTTTCACCCCAAGCGACCATGCAGAGCTTTACAACCAGTATCTCAAGCTTGAAGCAGAGGCCCGTCCATTTATCTTCGCCACTTCCGCATCAAAGTTTAATGCTATTGAAGCCGACCGTTACAATCGCTTACGTGAATCCGTGAAAGATCTACACTCTGCCACCACTAAGTTGCCTCACCCCGGCGCGCTCGCCGCGTCAGCCAATGGCTTGTTCATGTCCCTTCAGAACCAGGCCTATCGCTTGCCCTCCCCCGATGAGAACACCACCCGTGTTACTCCTACAAATGTCGTGGTTAGTGGCGCTGCTGGTCGTGGCAAATCAACTCTTGTTAAGACCATTATTCGTGATTTGTCCGCCGAGTTCAATTATAGCGATGCCTTTTGCCCCATTGACACAGTGTCCATTACTGGCTTTGCTGATGCTTATGACAACCAAAAGTTCATGATCTTCTCTGAATTCCTTTCTAACGACAATAAGGAGTATCGGCAAAAAGCAGTCAGTTTCTTCAATTCACTCGTCAACTCTGATCCTAAAGTTGTTGATAAGTCTCGCGCCGAAGAGAAGGCTATGTTTCGTTTTAAGCTTGCTTTCACTTTCCTTGATCTGAACCCCTCCCCTGAGTCAATGGTCCAGTCATTGGCTGAAGGTGGAGGTGGCGACCGTGATGCGGTCATTCGCCGCTGCCCATATGTCCTGCGCCTTTCGACCCCTCGTGCTTCAATGGTTGGTGAAGTCCCTCCCCCTGCCGCCGCTGATTACACTTGGCGTGAGCTCGAGCTCTATGACTGGGCCACCAAACGTTGGGCCCCGGTTATATACTCCACTTTGGTTTGGAACTTGCAGTGCCACCACCGTCTTATGGTTGCGGAGCATGAGAAAGCTTCCGTTCCGCAAATTTACCCACCACGCGCTG